CGGCCTCCTCGTCGGGCGGCGGTGTCGTGTCCACGACCGCGAGCTCGGCCGGCACCTCCTCGGCCTCGGCGGTCGGCCGGGCCATCAAGCAGACCGTGGCGGCCTCCGCCGGGGCCGCGTCCGCCACGGCGACGGGCAGGGCTGTGAAGCGCGCCGTCGCTGCCTCCTCCGGCATTGGCGCCGGCGCTGCGGCCTCCAAGGCCGTCAAGTCAGCTGTGGCCTCAGCCGCAGGCGTCTCGGTGGGCGCCGCGGGCTCCAAGGCCCTCAAGCGCACGCTCGCCTCTGCCACAGGCTCGTCGGTCGCCGCCGCGGCGTCCTCCTTCGTCGTCCCCTCCACCACGCCTGCCGATCGCATCATGACGGTGGGCGCAGACGACCGGACCATGGCAGTAGATGCGGAGGGCCGCACGGCCTTCGCCACGGAGGCCGACGACATCATGGACCAGTTCACGAAGGACCCGAGCGCCGTCAAGGACTACACGGTCGACTGGTCCACGTACCTCGGCGCCGACACCATCCTGACGGCCAGCTGGGTCGTGCCCTCGGCCATCACGGCCACGAGTCCCACCAAGACGTCGACCACGGCGACCGTGTGGATTTCGGGCGGCGTGGCGGGCGACACCTACCAGGTCACCTCGCGGGTCACGACGGCCGGCGGGCGCCAGGACGACAGGAGCTTCCTGCTCACCATCCAGGAGCAGTAGAAAGGCACGGCCATGGCCGCCAAGACGTACGAGACGGTCTGGGCCCCGCAAGAGGGGTCCCAGGTCCTCTTCATGACCTGCCCCATCTTCGAGGTGCTCTACGAGGGCACCCGCGGGGGTGGCAAGACCGACTGCCTCCTCATGGACTTCGCCCAGCACGTGGGCACCGGGCTCGGTCCGGACTGGCGCGGCATCCTGTTCCGCCGGACGTACAAGGAGCTCACCGACGTCGTCGCGAAGACCCAGAAGTTCTTCCCACGCATCTTCCCCGGCGCCACCTTCAACAAGCAGGAGTTCACCTGGACGTTCCCCGATGGGGAGCAGCTGCTCCTGCGGCACGCCAAGGTGGCCGATGACTACTGGTCATACCACGGGCACGCGTACCCCTGGATCGGCTGGGAGGAGCTGACCAACTGGGCGGACGACGTCCTGTTCCGCAAGATGATGTCCTGCTGCCGGTCGACCAACCCGCAGGTCCCGAAGAAGTACCGGGCCACCTGCAACCCCTATGGCTCCGGCCACAACTGGGTCAAGAAGCGCTACCGCCTGCCCCATGGTCGTGGGCTGGTGATCCGCGACGCCGTCGACGCCGACGGAAACCAGGAGCCCATGCGGGTGGCGATCCACTCGTCCATCCACGAGAACCGCATCCTCCTGGACGCCGACCCCGACTACATCATGCGCCTGCGCGCCTCGGCCCGCAACAAGGCCGAGCTGCGCGCCTGGCTCGAGGGGGCGTGGGACATTGTCGCGGGCGGCATGTTCGACGACGTCTACGAGGCCAAGTACCACGTGCTGGCCCCGTTCAAGGTGCCAGCCAGCTGGAGGGTCGACCGCAGCTTCGACTGGGGCTCCTCCAGGCCCTTCTCCGTGGGGTGGTGGGCCGAGTCGGATGGCACCGACGCGATACTCGCGGACGGCAGCGTGCTCCGTACGGTCCGAGGCGACCTGTTCCGCATCCACGAGTGGTATGGGTGCTCGGCGCGCGAGGCCAACCGAGGCCTGAACATGCTCGCCGGCGACATCGCCGAGGGGGTCAAGGCGCGCGAGGTGGCCCTCCGCTCCAGGAACATGATCATCGGCCGCGTTCGCCCGGGGCCCGCCGACAGCAGCATCTGGGACGAGGAGAACGGTCCCAGCATCTACTCCGACTTCGTTAGCAAGGGCGTGCTCTGGGAGAAGGCAGACAAGTCCTCCGGCTCGCGCAAGCAGGGCTGGGAGCAAACCCGCAAGAAGCTGCTGGCCGTCCTGCCGCCGTGGGAGCGCCCGACGGCAGAGCCGGGCGCCAAGCCGTTCCGCTGGCAGCGGGAGGAGCCCGGCCTGTTCATCTTCCGGACCTGCACCTCGTGGATCGACACGGTCCCGACGCTGCCCCGCGACGACAAGGACCTCGACGACGTGGACACGGACGCCGAGGACCACATTGGCGACGAGACCCGCTACCGGGTGAGGGCCGTCCGCAAGGGGGTCAGTCAGGGGAGCCTCTGAGGGTGCCTGCGGACCCTCGTCCGCGGCATCCTCGGCCGACTGTGATCAAGCCGGAAGGACGGACATGAGTAAGTGGCAGGACTCCGACGGGCCCATCAACGGGCGGGGCGTGTCCTACGTGGCCTTCCTCCGCGAGCAGGAGCGCGCCAAGGGCGACAGCGTCGCCTTCACCTCCGTGGCCTACGACGAGATGGCCCCCCGCTGGGCGATGATCGAGACGGTCATGGGCGGCACCCGCGCCATGCGGGCGGCCGGCGAGACCTACCTGCCCCGCCACCCGTACGAGACGGTCGAGAACTACAACGAGCGCCTGTCCCGCGCCGTGCTGGACAACTACACGCTCCGCACCCTCGAGACCCTGGTAGGCAAGGCCTGGCGGGACCCGCCGTCCTTCAACGACGACGTCCCCCAGAAGATCCTCGACCTCATGCCCAACATGGACGGCAGGGGCCACTCGGCCCTCACCGTCCTGCGCACCTACTTCAGGACGAGCGTGGCCAAGGCCGTGTCGTACCTGTGGGTGGACTTCTCGACGGTGGACCCCGAGCCCAACGGCATGCCCCGCACCCTGGCCGACGACGCCAAGGACAACCTGCGTCCGTTCTGGAAGCTGGTCCCCCCGGAGCGCGTGCTCTTCCAGCAGGGCATCACCGAGGACGGCGAGTTCAAGCTGACCCAGGTCCGCATGTACGAGCCGACCATGGAGCCCAACGGGAACTACGGGGAGCAGCTCGTCGAGCGCATCCGCGTCCTTCGCTCCGCGGCCGACGGCGAGGACCTGGGCACCTGGGAGGTGTGGGTCCTGCAGGCCACCACCAAGAACGGCGCCAAGAAGAAGTGGGTCCTCGAGGACAGTGGGCCGTACGGCCTGCCCTACATCCCCCTCGTGGCGTACCACACCGACGAGACCGGCCTGGGCGAGGGCAAGCCCCCGATGGAGGACCTCGCGGACCTCAACGTCGAGCACTGGCAGTCCAAGTCCGACCAGCGCAACATCCTGACGGTCGCCCGCTTCCCGATGCTCGCCGTCTCCGGCGCCGCCACCCCGCAGGAGGGCGACAAGCCCCTGGTGGTGGGCCCCAACACCTGGCTGTCCACCTCGGACGCGCAGGGCAAGTTCTACTACGTCGAGCACACGGGCGCGGCGATCTCCTCCGGCCGCGACGACATCCAGGACCTCGAGAAGCGGATGACGTCCTACGGGGCGGAGTTCATGAAGGAGCAGGCCGACCGCGCGTCCGCGACCGGCAGGCAGCTGGACAGCTCCGAGGCTGTCAGCCTGCTCAAGTGCTGGTGCTTCGACTTCAAGGACGCCGTCGAGCTGGCGCTGAAGTTCACGGCCGACTGGCTCAAGATCCCCGACGGCAAGGGCGGCACCGTCGAGTTCGAGCTTGAGCCCGACATCGACAACGCCGACCAGTTCGAGCTGGCGACCCTGACGGCCATGCGCGCCCGCGGCGACATCAGCCGCGAGGGCTTCATCGAGGAGCTGATGCGCCGCGGCCTGCTGCCCGACGACTACGACGCGGCGACCGACCTGCTGCGCATCCAGGACGAGCCCCTCCTCGGGGGCGCGCTCGGCGGGATGTTCGGCAAGCCCCCCGCGCAGTCGGCGCAGGGCCTGCCCGGCACCCCGACCACGAAGCCCAAGCGGCCTCCCGCCGACAAGGGCACCGGCGCAGCAGGAGACCAGTAGCATGGCCAGCGGGCAGGACCTCATCCACGCGTTCACCTCCGCGACGGCGGGCTCCTACCCGCCGTACGTCAACATCACCAGGCTGGAGGACGGCACGGTCGACGTGACCGTCCGCAGCCCCCGCAAACCCGACGGAGACTGCGGGGACAGCGGGCGCATCAACCTCAGCCGCGCCGAGTACGAGGCCCTGCTGGCGGATATGAACAGCAACTAGCATGCTTGACGTCAGGGCTCGCAAGAAGCAATACTACCAGGACAACAAGGAGAAGCTGAAGGCTAAGGCTCTCGCCCACAGTCGAGTCACGCAGTTGGATCGCCCTGGGCATTTCTGGTTCAACACGTTGAAGGCGCGCGCTCGTAAGAAGGGCCTCGACTTCGATCTGACTGAGGAGTTCCTCACGGAACTACTCTCAGCCAAGGTCTGTAGTGTGACGGGCATTCAACTCGAGGCGCCCGGTCATGACCGCTCCAGAGCAAACCGCAGTCCCTGGTCGGCTTCAGTGGATCGCAAAGACTCATCGCTTGGATACCTGAGGGACAACGTGAGAGTCGTGTGCATGATGTATAACCTCGCACGATCAGACTGGGAGGACGCCGATGTCCTCCGCATGGCGGAGGCTCTGAGGCACGATGGCTGAGCGCACGGCAAATGAACTTGCATATGATGAAACGGTTCGCAGGAAAGTTCAAATTCTCCGCTTCGCCGAGGGCGAGGCCGACAAGGCCGCGGAGCTCCTCGCGGCGATCGAGCAGGACCTGCTCGACAAGATCGCGGGCGCCCTCGCGCGCAGCGACCTGACGCGGGCCAGGCTCGAGGAGCTGCTCGCATCAGTCAAGGAGCTCCAGGCCCAGGCGTTCGGCCGCGTCGCGGAGGAGGTGCAGGCAGACCTCGACGCCTTCGCCGCCGACGAGGCGTCGTGGGAGAAGTCCATGCTCGAGAGGGTGAGCCCCGTCGAGCTGCAGTTGGCCACCGTGGCCGCGAGCGTCGTCCGCGCCGCCGCGCGGTCCCCCTTCCAGGGTCTGAAGCTCACCGGCTGGCTGGACGGCATCGAGGCCCACACGGTGGCTCAGATCGAGCGAGCGATCGTCCTGGGCAAGGCCCAGGGCGAGACGATCGACCAGATCGTAGGCAGAGTGCGCGGCACCAAGTCAGCGGCCTACCAGGACGGCCTCCTGCAGGTGCAGGCGCGCGACGCGCGGGCGGTCGTCCGGACCGCGGTGAACCACGTGAGCAACGAGGCCCGCGAGGTCGTGTGGGGCGACAACGCAGACCTGATCCTGTGCCTCCGGTGGACCTCGACGCTCGACGGAAGGACGACGGACATCTGTCGCGCCCGAGACGGCCAAGTGGCTCCGGTGGACGGCAGTGCGCCCCTCGAGGACGACGCGCTTGGTCCGCGGCTCGATCCGCCCGGGGCGCGT